GCATCCATTTCGCCACCGTCGATACCCAGTTCACTCCAGGACTTGGTGACCAGCGTTTCAGTGGAACGGCAGCAAAAGTGGATACGCCCGGGGCCTTGCAGGTAAGCGATTTTGTGTCCTACGGGCTTGCCATCCAGCGTGTATTTCTTCCGGTCGCGGATGATACAGGTTGGCGTTGTCTTATTATCCAGCGTGGATAGCCACTGCTTACAGTCGAGAATGTCGCTGTTTGCCTCTGCAAAGCTGTCACGCGCTACCGCCGCAACATGGCTCACCGCTGTTTTGGTGATGCTGGTAGCGTTAGCCCTGCTCATTTGCAGCGAGCCGTCCTGAAAATTATTAGTTACGGTACCGCGAACCTTTCTGGCTATCTGTTCGGTCGTGTCGCCAGCCAGATAGCCGGAACGGACCGTGTTGCTGATCCGTTTGAGTCGGTCAGTTTCCAGATTCTCCGCCCACTCTTTCAGCAGGCGCCCCTGGAACGGTCTGGACATTGCCGCAGCATATGCCATATCGGGCGTGATTGCGGCCAGTGGATAATGACGCAACACCGCCTGAGGCAGCAGCTCGTTGAACAGGTCGTGCTGATAGCCAACCTCATGCGAAGCAAACGCCAGTAACTCGTCGGCCAGCGTGCCGAATGCGCCCTGCACCGCCGTATGATTTACCTCTCTCACACTTCCCAGCAGGCTCTCCAGACGGTTCACTGTGAAGCCATCTCGCCCGAGGCTGTCCATTGCCACCAGCAGCCGCGCTGTCAGCTCTGCGTCGCTCTCATTGAGAGTTTTGACCATCCGCCGGGCAGCGCCAGTGCCGTACCGGCTGACAAACAGTGCATGCGCAATGCTTTCATCACTCAGTCGGTTGTTTACCGTTGCCATTATTGCCACCGATCAGGTCAGGTGCCTGGTTGATTAACTCGTCGATAATGCTTTCCGGCTTTGCGTCCGGATCGATGATGCGCAGGCTTTGCAGGCCACGAACCGCATCCACCCGGCGAATGTCACCACTTTGTCGCAACGACTGAATGGCTAACGCTGCCGGTGCATTGATAGCCTGCTCGGCTGCTTCCAGCTCAGTACGCACATCCACGTTGCCGCCATCAGGCAGTCCAAGCCACTCGGCCATGATCTGCATGATGTTGTCGAGCGCATCCTCAAGCGAATTTGCCATGGTGTAGAGCGGCGAGTGCTCCTGCATGCGCTCCTCATTGGTCTGATCTACAGACTTGGTTGAGGTGTTCTCCGACCGCAGCAGCTTGGCTCCGGCCATGCGCATTTGCTGTTCGAGGTCTTCCAGCGAGGTTTTCCCGGCACCAACTGCAGAGCCGGTGTGTTCGGTGTATTCGACACCCTGTCGTTGTCTGTCCTCAAAGCGGATCGCGCTGGATGATCCGATTGTCAGTTCCTGCCCTTCTGCAAGCCCATAAACACTCAAGATCGGCACACGGGCAACGTGCAGAATGTTGTCCTGCTCACTCTGGCTCTGCCAGTGTTTGATATTCAGCATGGCAAGGTTAAGCAGTGGCGGAGAGCCGCACATAAACCCGGTGCGCTTGGTGTAAAGCGTTACCAGCGTGATGTCTTTGCGTGACGTATCCCACCCCTCATGCAAGGCCCAGGCAATTGCGCCATCCTCCCCGGTCGATTTACGGTAAATCTGGACTTTGCCTGGTGTCATATAGCGGATCTGCTCGACTTTCTTCTGCCCAAACTGCTCTGCTTTCTCGACCACTACCTCTTTGATACGCAGTTCAGTGAGCACCACGCGCCCATTCTGCACTTCTGATTCCCAGCCGATAACCTGACGGGGATTTATCAAGGTTGCATAGGGACGCGCACCGCTGGCCTTCTCCTGAGCCCTTGTGCGGGTGTTCTCCCGGTTAACACGCGGATAATCCACCAGCGCATGAGCCAGGCCATACTGTGAAGCAATCCGGAATAGCTCCTGAGCCCATACGTCAAGCCGGTTGCCGGCCATATCGAAATTCGAGGTGATGGTCACCAGTTGATCGGGCGTGTTATCACTCAGTTTCAACGGTTCAGCGAATACACGACCGATGTTCTGGCTGATTGTCTCTTCATAACCCGGCAGCAGGGTGGCGACACTGAGGCGGTGCTTGTACGCCTCCGGATCCTCGTTCGGCCATTTAGGCAAATACGCCTCGCCCAGCGTGCGCATGTAAAGCGTGCCGCCCATTAGGGCATCGTTGATGTCCCACGCCTGCAGCATGTTCCCGTAATCGAGATTGGGTGTTGAGATATCTGGCATGGTTTACATCCGTAGTGGGGTTGATTTGCCCTGCGGCCTGATGATCGGAAAATCCTTCACGATGAAATAGCCGCCGGCATCATTGGGGTGGTCGTTATCGGCCTTCTTATCCGGCTCTCCGTTCTTATCCCATACCTGCTGTTCAAGGCTTTCGGTATAGACCGGGCAACGCTGTACGTTAACCAGATAGCGGCGCTCGCCCAGCGCATTGCAGAACATGGCATTCATCGTGTTGATACGGTCTTTCACTGGAGGGTTAGAAGGGTTAACCATCACGCTGAAGCCTGCCTGTTTGAGTTGATCAATATCGGTAGCACTGGCGTTATTCGATTTTCGGCTATCGCCGGAGGCATCCGGGTAGATATAAATCTGGCGGCTTGCCACGTATCGCCCCCCCTCGTAGCGCCAGAATTCCTCCTGAATGCGCTTAATCATGGCTGGCGTGTCGTAAACCTTCGTCAGTTCACGCACCGCTCTCGGCAGCCCATTGCGCTTCACGTGGACTATGCCGGCCATTTTGCCAACGTTGAAATCCATGCCGATAAACAGCGCCTCGCCTGGCTGCTCTTCATCACTGCAGTTATTTTTCCTGCGATCGAACTGGTGATATATGGTGCCGCTGGCCAGGTTAGTGAACTGGCCGCGCAGGTAGGCTTTGATCAACTCTTCTGGATAAGAGCCCAGCAGCGACGAGATGTAATCCGGCGGCAGGTTCTTCGCGTTGTCGAATGTGCTGGCCTGAGTCAGACCGTACAGCGTGGCCATTTCCGGTTTATCGCGCACCGCCTTAACGAACTGTTGGTAAACGAACTTGAAGCCCTCTGGGGTCGTCGTAACGTCGATGCCATTACGCAGGTTCGGCACGTTGTAACGCATACGGGCGATAATTTTGCGCCAGGCCTGCTGTGCTTTAGCCGCGGGCATAACGTCCAGCTCATCCACCAGCGCGTTACCGATTTTGAAACCGACAATGGTCGCCGGCTTCTCCATCGATCGGCAGATAGTGGTACCGCGATACGTTCGGCCCTCGTAGAAATGGACCTCTTTATTGCTCTCGTTGATCTTGACGTTCAGACCCCAGTCGAAAGCCACCTCCTCTACCGTTGGGTAGAAGATGTCGCGGATCTGCGGGTAAGTCGGCGCAAAGTAACCCTGGTTGATTTTGGGGAACTCCCAGAAGCCCTTACAGATGCCGCCACATCCTACCCACGTCTTGCCGCTGCCGAACCCGGCCACGTAAGCCTTGAACTTGTGCGGCATCGCGAGAAATCGCGCCTGCGGGATATTAAGCGTCGGGCTGATCCCCATCGTCTGCCCTCGCGTCTACTACGTTGATATTTATCTGCACTGGCGTTGGCTGCCTGTCATCGCCATCCTCTGCCAACTCTTTACGCAGTTTCTCGATCTCAAGCTGACGCTTTTCAATCTCGAACTGCTGCAATTTCTGCGTGAATTCGGTATCCGCCAGGCCGAGCCGCTTCGCCACCGCTTCGAACATCCGTTCCCGGCTTATGCTGGCCAGCTCAATACCGTTTTTGCCGACCTTCGTACCGGAGTAAGCGAGGCGGGCAATCGGCGGCAATTCGCGTGTGTCCTGAATATACGGACGGCCCAGCCCCTCGCCATTGCAGCGCGGGCATACGGGATTAGCGGGCTTCGTTGCATCGTAGCCGTAGCCACCTGCGTCAACTGGTTCACGTTGCTTTCGTTCAACCGCCTCAAGGTGCTTCTCGTCAAACTCGACCATATCGCGCCACTGGTAGTTATGGCCGAAGCCCCAGCAGTAACGACAGCAGCCCCGCCGGTATTGCGACAGGTCGTTAGCGTCGAACGTGGCCAGTTGCCACATCTGCACAAGAACGGCATCCGCCGAAATTAACACACGGGACATTTGCGCAGTCTGCTGCTCAGTGATGGCGTCGATAACTGAAGTTTTCTGAAGCAGCTGATAGCCGAGCTGGCTGGCCGATGCCGCGCTGTATCCGGCGCGGATGGCGGCCTGTGTGGCGTTGTTGTCTTTGAGGTATTCCACGACAAAGCGGCGCTGCTGGTCGGTCAGGTTGTCGTTTACGGTAAGCTGTTTTGCGCTGCGCTTTGACTGCGCACTGCGCACTATTTCCTGCGCAGGATTCTGCGCACTTTGCGCAGCAGGTTTTTTGATATAGCGTCGCGCCGAGGCGTAATTCAGTCCCTGCGCTTCACACCACTCTTTCGGTGATACGCCGGTTGCGGCATTGTCGGACAGGAACCGTTGCTGAAGCGACGCCCAGTCCGGTTTTGCCATGCTTGTTCTCTCTGGTTAGAGCCATTACGATACCGGGCACACCAGGCATCGTAATGGCAATAAAAAACCGCCCGAGGGCGGTAAATTTATCAGCTCTTAATGGGGCCATATAGTCCAGTATTGATTACTGCATTCCAGACTGATTTCATGCATTGACCAGTATCTTGATCAATGAATAACGAAGATTTCGCGCCATGTGGCATGCCCATGAGATAAGGCTTCATTGTGTCCCATGTTTCAGCCAAATCTGCGTCTACCCACTGAGCTAACTCATCCTCTAACATTAACCCGATCGCAACTCTTTTCGGTATTACGTTATTAAAACCCAAAGAATAACTCCAATCACAAGTTACTAAAACTGGTGTTGCGCTAGGGCTGTATAACTTCAAATCAATAATTTCAGCACTGATTGTAGCATGAGCGGAATTTTTTCTTTTGCTAACGGAATTTATTAATTTATCGCCCCCGTCGTAGGGGCATGTGATGAAGGCATGGGCAAAGCATATTGTATGATCAACGCCGGAGTAACCTACATCGCCACAAGGTTCAGTGATGGGGCTACGCTTATCGTAGTTATAGTTAATCAAAGGATGCCATGTAGGATAACTATCAACTACAGGCCCATATTTTCTTTCAACATTCTTAATGAATTCTATAGCTTCTTCTTTATCATCCTGAGAAATTCCACGCGGAACCAGATAATTTATTGCTTGCGCCAGACCTTTTGCTCTTTCTTCATCAGCTCGAAATTTCATTGGGCTATCCTCATTGGTAATGAGAGCCCAGAATAACCAAAGGGAACACGAAAAGCAACTACAGAACACCAAATCCTTTTTTTGTGCTTAAATTTATTATTTTTTTCAATTAAATCAATAAGTTGATTTTTTTAACCCTTGATTTAGTCACTCTAATACCTTCAAATTGACTGTCAGCCTT